TGTATGTTTCCTTCGTCTCTATCTTTCTTACTTGCTTTAGGACAATAGAAAAATCTACTTGCTCCTCCTTCATCATTAAATCCTACCTTAAATCCATCTCTTGTTGTTGTAGATTGATTTAATGCATTACCACCATATAGTGCTTGGTTATTACAATTCTGAGATGCCATACCTTTTCTATTACCACTTTGTTTGTCTAATATGTAGCAAGGACAACTTGGGTCTGTGTGAATTACTTTTGTTGTCTCTACATCTTTAATTTCATATTCACCTTTATCTTTATCATTTTCCTCATATGACTTAAATGTATTCTTGTAATCATTATATGTTCTTATATCATATTTGTCCGAAACTACCTTTGGATTTTCACAAGTGCATTCTAATATTACATTCGCTGGCCACCTACCTTGTGGTAATTCCTTTGGTGTTTTATCTACTTTCCAACCACCTTCATACATACCTGTCAATTCACCTTCCTCTTTTGCTTTTACTCTTTCATTACCTGCCATATTAAATGCATAATCATCCATGTCCTCAACACTTACTCTTGTCCCATCTATATTCAAGCCACCTACTCCGTATTGTAATGTATTCTCTGCAACTGTTCCTTCTATTGGTTTCCTTGCCATTACTATTGGTTCATGTGCTGGCTTTAATGCAGTTCCCCAACCATTCCAATCTTTTGCTACATTAGTTGCAGGTATAGTTATATCTCCTCCTTTACTACCTAATCTTTCTCCACCTAGTCCTCCTGCATCTCCTTCATACTTACCTACTACTTCTCTATTTGCTGAGTTAATTATTGTTTTATACTTGTCCAATTCGTTCCACTCATTACATATCTTTTGGAATGTTTCATCATCTGGCAATCTTACTCCATCTTTTCTACCCTCAAACCATTGGTAGTTAGTAGTACCATCACAAAATAGTTTATCTGCTTCTGTTTTACTTATACCTCTACTTACTCTTGCTTCTTTTAATGCATCTGCAACTTCTTTTGTCAAATTATTATTGCCACCTCTTTTATCTAATTGCTTTGATATGTTATGTGATTTTGGAAATCCACTACCATATATCCACATAATCTGGTCTCTAATGTCAAAACCTGCATCTTCAATCCTTACTGCCATTCTATGATATGTTCTACTACCTGCGAATGCTAATAAGTGTCCGCCTGGTTTTAATACTCTTAAACACTCTTGCCATATTTCTACACTTGGCACATCATAGTCCCACTTCTTTCCCATAAAGGATAAACCATATGGAGGGTCCGTGACTATACTATCTATACTATTGTTTTCTAATTCTTTGAGTTTGTCTAAGCAATCTCCATTTAATAATCTTAATTCTTTCATAACTTATTTTTTATATTATTCTTTCAAATCCAAATACCTTTATTGTCTTTCCTTCACTATCTGCAATTATCAACATACCTCCTAAATGATTTCCTTTAAGTATTATTTGCTTATCTCTTATGTATGTCCAATTAAAGTTTAGATGTACATACTGATAATCTATATTAGTATTCGTAGTAGTCATGATGATTTGGATAATCCTTTTGAATATTATTTCTACTCTTTGATTGTTTAGCTTCTAATGTTTCTTTATCTCGTCTGTCAATTATCCATTGCATTATTCCATTTTCCTCTATCTCTTTCATTTGTTTATCATAGTGTTGAGTTATGATAGATTTATCACCTGTCTTTTGAAATTCAATCCATGCTTTCCTTAATTCTCTTTGTATTCTATGAAATCTTGCACCTGCTACATTAGTTCTTGTGTCAAATGGATAATTATCTTTCTTTTTGTATAAAGCCCTTTTCTTTTGTTCAACTATCTTTTGTGCTGCATTTAGGCATTGATTACAACTATATCTTGGTTTGTATGTATAAAATGATACACCACATCCTTTACATTGTCTTTCCTCTCCTATTGTTCTATTGAATGGTTTCTTAAACATATGGGTTTTTAATAACTTCTTCTAAATACTTTCTTATCTTCTTTACTGCTAAGAATGTTGTACTCTTGCTGATTTTAATTTTATGACTAACTTCGTCCAAAGTGTCATCCGTCATCCAATACAATTCAAATATCTTTGCTTGCGGCCATTGTCTAGTCACACTCAATCTCTTTAATTCATCAACGACTTCTTCATGTGCCTTTTGAATCATTAAATCTCTTTCTTCATCGTAAGGTATATCATCCTCTCTATCAGGCATTACTTCAACATAGGTTGTGCGATTGAGTTTCCTTACCTTATTCATAAATCTACTATGCAAAAACTTATTGCAGTAAAATAGATTGTAAGAGGTATCACCCCACCAAAGTTTAGGATTTTGTTTAAGATGTAGATACTCAAATAATTCTTGAACTAAATCTTCTGCTTCTTCTTTATTCTTTGTTATCTTTTTTGCTTCTCTAACTAACCATGTATTAGATTCGGTGTATAGATTGGTAAGTCTTCTATGACATTCAATTGCAATACTACCTGTAATCATTATTTATTCTTTACATAATTTAAAAGAAAGTCAACTGCTCTTTTCCAATGTCCACCTGCGGATGCACAAGTACAAGGTCTGTTCTCATGCACTCCGTTTAGTTTGACAAACATATCCCAAATGTAAGGTGCTTTGTTTTCAGGTAGATAGGCTCCTAATCCTTCTACTACTTCCTTTAACTCTGTGAATTCTTGTTCAGTTAATTCCATTACTTAATAGGTTTTAACTTGGGAAGTTTTAAATCTTCTGCTTTTGGTTGCTGAGGCATAGGTTGATTAGGATTAATAGGATTAGATAAGTCCAAAAGATGTTTGATTTTATCAAAGTGAGGATGTGTTCCACTAAATGATAATCCCATGCATGCAAAGATTAAAACTAAATCTTCTACTCCTTTTAAGTTATTCCAATCTACAAAGTATAATGCATCTTTGTTAATTTCAGTTCCTGCTAATGTTGTTGTTGTTTCCATTTGTTTTTTAATTTATAATATTGATATTGTTTCTGAATATGATTTACAAGTTAGTTGATTGAGATACATTCTCCTTCTATCACAACCGCAATTAGAGTATCCTAATTTCCTTGCAACCCAACTTGCCGTATGTTTTCCCCATCCAAGAGTTACTAACCCTATAATGTGCTCTAATATGCTTCCTATACGAATGAAGCATCCTATGCATTTAATTGTTTTTTTCATATTAATTTCTTATGTTTAATGATTTGCCTGTTTGTTTTACTGCTTCAATAAAACTACTTTCTATGTATTCTAATTGTTTTCTACCGATACCTTCTAATTCAAGTAGAGTTTGAATATTATGATTCTTCCATCCAAACTTATCAATTGATTTATGAAGACCAGGTAATGAATTTCTTTTACCTTGTTTGTATTGTCTATAATGTTTTCTATGTTCAATCATTCTAACATTTAAATATGCTTCTGACATTCCAATATAAGTTTCACCATCAGGGTTTGTGATTGCATAGATGATACCATTCTTGTCAGCTTTTCTATACTTTCTTAAATACTCCATAAACTTATCCCAATTACTAGTTTGCCACTTTGCATGGTGTGTAGGATTGATTTCTGTTCTAAACTTTTGATTATCGTTTGAGTTGCAGTTTTTACACTTAGGTTGTAGTCCTGATTTATTAGAACTACATTTAGAGAATTGTGTGGTTTCTTTTGATTTACCACACTCTTTACATTGTTTTGTCATTTTTAATTGTTTTATGTTATATGTAATATACGATTAATTTCTGATATTACCAACTATATATATCATTTTTAAAACCCAAACGCATAAAAAACCCAGCAAGAATGACAAAAAACTGCTGGGTTATATATGTTTAGGATAGAACACTCCACATAAATGCTGATTAGCTGTGAGTATTGAATTAAGTTCTATCTTTTCTAATAACATATCATAAATGTAATATAGTTAAATTATTTCACTTCTCCAAATAAATTATCAAACTGATGCATCATTTGTTTTTGTTCTTTATCTAAACTACCTGTAATAACTTCTGCAAGCATATCTTGTCTTTCAGCTTTAGTTCCAGTTACAAGTTCTAGTTCAACAGTACCAGTACCAGTTACAGTTCCAGTTACAGTTTCCATATGTTTAACATATGATTTAGATATGTTCTTCATACGATTGTTCCTTCTACTTTCTGAATATGTCTTTCTTCTTTCAGCTTCTTCCTTTAATCTTAAATTGTAATAATTACCATCAGCTGATTTTTCAAACTTATTAAATACTGTTACATCAGTATCTTGTAAATTTTCTTTTAGATTATCTTCAGTTAGATAACCTTGTTGATGTTGTAGGCATAATAAAGTAATGTATCTACCTCTTTGTTCCATTGTCATTGTAAATGTTCCTACCAAGAAATCTCCTGAGTAGAATAATAGTGCGGGGTCTTTTCCCATAGTTGTTGTTTTTAATTGTTTATAATACTACTAATATACGACAAAGATTTGATATTACCAAATCATATGTTATTCATATCTTTATCATATAAATAAGTATCTAAAACATATGTCAAACATAATACAAAAAAACATAATATGTCAAAGTGAAAAAAGGGTGTTTTTATACATAGTAAAAAATCATAATATGAGGTCAAAATACCCTAAAATCGTAAGTGATTGATTATCAACGAGTTATGCATAATACTTTTTTTATATGCATAAATCATTGGTTATCAACGACTTACATATTAAACTAACAAATATGTCAGTTTTTACCTAAAATATTTGGAAATGTAAAATATTTGTCGTATATTACAGTATTATCAAACAAAACCTCGATAGTCCCGTAGGTAACAAAACGGAACAAAACAACATGTCTAGAAAATTGACAAAAAAAGAAGAAAAGGTTTACGAAATGTTAAACAAATCATTTGTCCCATTCAAAGAAAAGTATCAAGATATACAAGGTGTATTTTGGGAATTGGGTGGATTATTTAAGGAAGATGGTGAAGATGTATTTTCTATGGGTACCAGTATTTGGGTTAATGACTTTGATAAAAAGTTATCTAAAAAAGATAAGAAATATTCAAATGAAATATTAGAAGATGATTTAATTGTTGAATGTTTCACAAATTTTATGAATGAACTGAATAATTCCGGCGTCCTGAGTAAAGTGAAATTTAAAAAAAGTGATAAACTACAATTACATTATTTAGATTGTAATTCACCATATTTAGATGAGTATATTATCTACATTGGTAATGACAAAAAACCATTACAATCAATTGAATTAAATAGATAATCAAAACGGGGAAGTGAAATATCTTCCCCTTTTTTTATAAAAAATTAAAGTGAAAATTATGAAAGAAAATATACAAGAATACAATCCGTTTGAAAAATACAAAACTAGAAGTGAATTATTAGAGTTCTTAAAAGCAGAATTAAAAGCAACTGAAATAGAATTGCAAAAGTGTAAAAAGAAATTACCAGATTTTCGTAAAGTGAAAAAGAATGATATGTGGTATGGTGAAATGACTGATAGATTTTTTTTATTGGAAGATGTTATACAATGGGTTAAAGATTTAGAAGATGTTAAATAATACAATATGAATGAATTAGAATTAGAACCAGGTGAAAACCTTTGTGATAACTTTGATTGGATAACGGATGAGATGATGACACCAAAAATCAAAGTGAAAACTAATACAAGCTTTTGGGAAAGACCCGAAGAAGAAAGTGAATTTAATTTTGAGAGAAACAAAACTGCCCTGCTTGATAACTTAAATATGTTATCTAATATGTCCGTTGAAGAGGCAACTCTTTATAAGAAATGGCAGGAGTGGAATAAGGATTTACATTCGTCTATGAGTAAGTTACCTGTATTACAATCTTACTTTGATACTATATGGACACCTACGGATATAATGGATAAAGATTTAACTATTAACGAAATCAATTCACTTCAACCTTATATTGAAATTGTAGAGGATATGCCTAAGTGGACTAACATTAGGAGATTGATTTCCTCAATGGAGTTTACTGCAAATCCAGGTCGTAATGTAAAGGCATATGTAAAAGATAGAGTGAGTGGTAAACTATTAGGAGTTATCAGTTTAGGTAGTGACGTAGTGAGTGTAAAGGTAAGAGATGAGTTTATAGGATGGAGTAAAGATAATAAGTTTGTAGATGGTAAGTTAAACAATATTGCAATGGGAACAACCATAGTTGCAACCCAACCATTAGGATTTAATTTCTTAGGTGGTAAGTTAATGTCTGCACTGACAACCTCACCTACATTTAGAAGTGAATGGTTTAGAAAATACAATGATGTTTTATGTGCAATACATACTACTGCATTATATGGTGCATCCTCTCAATACAATGGTATTCCTCATTTCAAAACATTAGGTGAGTCAGCTGGCAAGATTGGAATTAAACCCGATGATAATGTTTATAGACCTTGGATGCTTTGGATTAAAGAAACTTATCCAGACTTTTACGCATACTCAATAGACGCAACAGGCCCTAAACAAGTAATGTTAAATCGTATATTAAAAGAAATTGGTTTAAGAGCAGATACATTCCACCATGGATTTAAGAGAGGTGTATATCTTTCTATGTTCCATGAGAATGGTAGAGAGTATTTACAAAAGAAAATCGAAGTGAAAGATTTAGTGCTAAGACCTAAATTTGCAGAGGGAGACGATTATACGATTAAGTGGTGGAAAGATAAAGCAATTAAAAGATATACAACCCTACATACCGAAGGCAGATTAAAGAATGAAACTCTTTATTATATTGATGTGATTGGTATGACATGGGAAGATTGTAAAAAGAAATACCTAAAAGAAGTGGGTAGGTAAAATAGTTTTGTTTGATAACAAGTTGTCCCATAAACAACAAACCCGAGTCGTAAATGGCTCGGGTCTTTTTTGTTTCTTATTTTCCGTATATTCTCCGATTTGGTATCTATATACCAATATTGTAATTGAGTGTCAGGAAGCAGTCTTAAAATTAGGTTGTAACCTATTTTTATAAACCCTTCCCATATTTGTTATTACTTAAATAATCTATTTCTATTTGAAGTGAATTTATTTGTTTAGATAACTCTAAAACTAATTCTCTCAATTCTGATATTTGTTTTTGTTGTGCCTCTAATTTCAATTCCATATCATAAAGAGTTGAATTGAATTTGTCCTTTCGGAATAAGTGCATCATTTTATTTTATTTTGGTTCTTGAATTGGAATGCAGTTAGGGACTTGTCTACCATCCATATCTTTCATTCCATATTGCTCGTAACCTTCGGTGCAAGGGTCACTTGCATCTTTTAGATTTATACCTCTAAACTTTGTATTGTATACAACACTTGCCATTACCTTACTCATAGTGTCGGTTATCTTTGACATATTATCTTTATCGTATGTACTTTTACATACTGCATATGCCTGTCCTTCTATATCGTATTCACTACTTATTTCACTTATACATCTACTAATATACTTGTCCTCTTGTTCTCCTCCTTGTGGTTTTGGTATTGGCATAATTTTTATTTTATGATTTTGCGTATCTAAATTCTGCACTACCTGTGAATGTATGGTAAATATATCCACCTGATTCTGTTACTGTTCCACCAAATGCTGGTCTAACTGACCCTGTTGAGTATCTAATGAT